TCAGATCAAGCCGACCTCACACATACACACCAGCTCGGTGCGCGTGTTGTTGGGCAGGATCGCTTTCAGGTTGTACTTCTTGCCGTGGTAGGCCAGGCGGTGCGCCGTGGTCAGGTCGTCGCGGTAGCCGATCGTCACGCGCATCGTTGTGGCCGATTGCTGAGCGTCAGCGGCCAGGAACTCTCGCCCGTTGATGCCCTCGATGCTCGCCCACTCGGTGCCGATAGTGGTCCAGCTCTGGACCATCTCGCCGGTAACGGGATCTTGCGTCGAGGTATAGGCTTGAACCTCGACCGGATGGCGGCGGCGTCCGGTATTCATCACAGCACCGCCATGGACTTATACGGGGCCAGCAAGAGCTGGTAAGCCGTGTTCTCGTGAATCGGGCGGTCGGATTGGCGCTCCCGGTTGACGTACAGGTCGCCCGTCAGCAGCAGAATGGCGCACTCGATGGCCTCGGGCATGGGGTCTGGCAGGTCGTCGCCCAGGTACTGCTCGACGTGCCGGGTTGCGGCGTCCAGATAGAGCTGGATCAGCGGGTCTTCCATCGCGTGCATCACGCGCAGGTGTTGTTTGGCTTCGGCCACGGTAATCATACGAAGAACACCTCGGTATCAATCTCAAAGGGGGCGGCTGCGGCTTGGGCGGCGCCCATTGCCATTGCCAGGGCTTGCAGGCCGTCAATTCGGCCCGTGCGGCGTGATTTGTCGAGCTTGCGGCTGCCGGCTGGGTCTTTCACCGCTACGGCATTGGCGGCGCACATGGTCAGCACCGGGTGGTTGCCGTGGGCCACGCGGCCGTTCAGCAGCTCGGCTTCCAGTGCGTCGAGCGCCGGGGCCATATCCTTGAAGCCTTGACCGTGCGGCACTAGCGGCAGATCGAGGCCCAGGCGGTCGAGTTCTTTCTTGAAAATGTCGATACGCCAGCGGTCGAAGGCCACGGCCTGAATGTCCACGTCGGACAGGATCTCAGCCATATCGGCGGCCACGGCTTCATAGTCCACCGTCGCGCCGGGTGTCGTGCGCAGGTAGCCTTCAGCGGCCCACTGGTCATACGGGGCGCGGTCTTTCTTGGCGCGGTCGAAGATGCCTTGCTCTGGCGTCCAGAAGTACGGACGAACCTGCCATACATTCCCGGCCTTGCCGATCAGCACAAGCGCCGTCAAGTCGGTACGGGCGGACAGGTCCAGGCCGGCATACACGGGACCGTCGAACGGCTCCGGCTCAGCATCGCACGCCATCCACACGTCAGGCGATATGAACGGGCTGTCCAGGCTCACGCGCTGATTCAGCAGCAGGTTCCGAGCGGTGTTGGACATAGACGGCATCCGCGCCGCTTGCTGCATCTGCTCGCGCAGGTCGTCTTCGGAGCGGAACAGGCCCAGCGCCGGGTTGGCTGCTTTCCAGGCATCCACGTCCAGCAGGTCGCAGCCCTTCGGCGCGGCGTACAGGTGGCAGACGATGCGCGGGTCTTTCGACTGCTTGGCATCGTCGATCCACTGGCTCAGCAGATCGGCATCGTTCGCGGCTTGGGTACTGATAGCGATCAGCAGCGGGTCAGCGTGTGCGCCCTGGCTGGTCGTGATGGCATCCACGAAGTCCGATTGCGGTCCGCGGATCTGGCCTATCTCGTCGAGGATGGCGAGCACCGGGGAAAGGCCGTGTGCCGTTCTGCCGTCAGCCGCCAAGGCGCGAAACTCAGTATTCAGCGGCAGACCTAGCAGGCGCTTGCCGCTCGGCACGATGCGGACAATCTTCGATAAGGCCGGCGACTGTTGAACCATCTTCGATGCCAGGTTGAACACCAGCGCAGCCTGGTCACGACTCATAGCTCCCGACACTAGCTGGCTGTTCTGCTTGGCTTCAGGCCCGACCAGATGGGCCAGGATCAGGCCAGCGATAAGCCCGGATTTTCCGTTCTTTCTCGCTATCGAGCAGATGGCGCGCCGGGTGCCGTGCGGATTGTCGTAAACGGCTCGGATGAACTCTTTCTGAAACTCAGCCAGGCGCATCGGTTTGCCCACGTCCGCGCCTTCCGGCACTACCAGATACTTTTCGCAGAACTGGATGATCTTCTCGGCCCTGGTCATTGCATCGTCGCCAAGGTAGGGATCAGGTCATCGTCGAGCTGAGCGCGGGCGTCACGCTCCAGGGCGGCGCCTTTCGGGATGTTTTGCGCCTTGCCCACGGTGGCGATGGTATCGACCTTGAGTTGCCGGCCAGTGGCCAGAGCGCGGCGGCTCATCTTGTCGAGCAGATCGCAGGCGGGGTTCGGCTTGCCGTCCACCAGCAGCCCGTCACGGTCGATGGCATCTTGCAGCGCCTCGATGTCGGCATAGGCACGGGCCAGGCTTCCGGCCAGGATCAAGTCAGCATCGGTCCAAGTATCACGCGGGCGGGCGGTGACGATGGCGTCCCAAAACGGTCTGGCCGCCTTCCCTACGCGCACAAACGCAGGCGGCGCTATAGGTCCAAGCGCAACGGCCTGAGCGGCTGCTACGGCGGCTCTGGCGCTGTCTGAGCGGGGTCGGCGTGGGGTGGTTTTCATGGCACTTAGCAATAAAAAAGCAGGGAGGGGGCGGTCTTCGTTCCCTCGGTTGCTGGTGATTTATTCCACGGGTGCGACGGGTCGAGTGGCAGGCCGTTCACGTCACAGCCCAGGAACACGCTTTTGTTCATGCTCGCGGCTGTCTTGAGCGAGTGGCAGTCGTGGCACAAGCTCTGCAAATTCTCCCGGCTGTTGTCGTCGGTGTAGTCCTCGCGGCTGTCCTCGATGTGGTCCACGTCAGTGGCAGGCACTACCAGACCACGGGCGGCACACATACGACACAGCGGCTCACTTGCCAGCACCTCGGCGCGCAGGGTCTTCCACGCGCTGCTGTTCAGGCTCAGCGTGCGTTTTTTCTTCATGCTGCTGCCCCTTTGGCTTGTGCATCTTGATCGGCAATAGCTGGTCGGCCATCCGGTCTTCCAGTGGCAGACGTTGCATCTTCAATTTGCGCATCGTCGATTCCTTCAATGGCTGGCAGGTTTTCAATGCGGCGCACCTCAGAACGGAGCATCCATCCGTCCTCGATGCCGCGCTGATAGAAGTTGGCGCGGGCAAGACTGTCGCCACGCAGCAGACCTTCCACGTTGTGCTCGACGAAGAACGCGGGGTTGGTAATGCACGCTCGGTTGATCGCCTGTTCCCACATAACGAGATGGCGGCGCAGCGTGTTGGTCACGAAGAAGCGGGCCAGCTCGACCACGTTGGAATAGTTCGCCGCCTCCATATCGCCAATCATCACGGGCGGTACGCGGAACAGACGCGCTGTCTCGACGATGGACAGGCGCCGGGCTTCGATCCACTCGGCATCTTCAAGCGTCATGCTCACAGTCTTGAACGTCGCGCCTTGTGGCAGTACGGCGGTCTTGCCGTGGTTGGCGATACCGGCTTGACCAGCGGACCAGCTCTCGCGGATCTGCCCGGCCTGCTCTTTCGTGGTGCCGGGTGGTGTCTCGATGACGCCCGATAGCTTGGTGCCTTGCTCGAACATCTTGGCGCCGTGGGTACGCTCTGCCAGGGCAAGGCCGATAGTGTCGCGGGCTACCTGAATCGGTGAGCGTCCGAGAATCCCATCGTCCGAGTGGTAACGCAGGTGCAGGACTTCATCGGCCAGCAGGCGGCGCTGGTTGCCCTTTCCGTCCACATGGTCATAAACCAGATTGCCCAGGCTCGAACGCAGCACCGTGACGCTATCCGGGTGCATCGGCAGCAGGGCTTTCACCGAACCGTTCGGGTTCCACACGATTTCCGCATAGGCGTTACCACGCAGCAGAACATGACGCTGCATCTGCTCGCGGAACTCCAGGGCGGTCTGGTAGTTGTTCGGGGCGTCGTGCAGCAGACGATAGAGCGGATGGGTTTTCGCCTTCTCGCGTCCGTTGTCGGTGTTGCGGTACACGTCGAGCGGCAGGCTGCCCACCGTCTCAGAGATAGCTGCCACGCAGGCATACACGGCGCTGATACCTTCGGCGGTCGTGGTGTTCACGTCTACGCCAGCCACGCCGGGAAAGCCCGTCAGGCGGTCGTAGTAGGTGTCGAATGCCGGGGTCGTCGGCTCGGGGCTGGATCGTTTGAACAGGCGCGGAAACTTCACTGGCAGGCCTCCAGATACAGACGGGCAAGGCGAATCGAGCGCGGCAGCTTCGACCGGACTTGAACACTCGTCGCGTCATAGGCCGGGTTGGCCGTGATGGTGATTTCGAATAGATCCACGTCTCGCAGCTCACGGACGGGTTTCGCGCCTTCGGCCCAGGTGTCACGAACAGGTAGAAACCCGAACGAACAGCCGGCCACGTCGCCACGCTTCACCAGCTCGGCCAGATCGCGGCCAAGGGTGGTGTCGGGAAGGTCCAGCTCGAACGCCAGGCCTTCGGAATCTTCGGTGAGTCGCAGAGTGCCGGCACCCAGGCGACCGAGCAGCGACTTGCCGTCATGCTCGTAAATCGCCCGGATGTTTCCAGCAGAAGCGGCGGCAAGCGTCCGGGTGAAGGCACCGGGGCGGATGACTTCCACAAACTCGCCCAGGTCCGTCTCAGAGTTGAACCGAGCGGCATAGCCGGTCAGCTTGCGTCCGTCTGGCTTCAGCCCATTGCTTGCGCGCCGTTCCATTACGCTACCTCGGTCGCTACGACGAAGCCTTGCGGGTGGCGCACGGCGGTATCGACGGTGGCCATAGCGCGAACCTGAATGCCGCCACGGCTGTAGGCCGGCTCAGCGTATGGGTTCACCAGAATGTCCACCTCGGACCAGACGCCCAGCATGACCTGGCTGAAGTCACCGAGGATCAGCTTGCCGGCCGGGACGTTCTTGCTCGCTGCCAGGGCCAGGCCAGCCATCAGGCCGTTGTCGTACAGGAAACCCGAACCGGAACCGGCGACCTTCTCAGCAGCAGCCAGGGCGGTGCGGATGGCGGCAGTGGTGAGCCAGCGACCGTTGCTGATATCCACGTCGTCGAGCATTTCCAGCATCGCCAGAACGCCGGCCCAAGTGGTCGGAACGTCGCCTGCGGCTTGGATGCCAGGAGTGTTCAGGATGCCCAGCGGCTGCCCAGCCAGACCGGAACCGTTGATGATGGCGGCGTCGATCTGCTTGGCGATCAGGAACGAAAGATCCTCGCGGACCAGTTGTTCAATGGCCGGGGCGCTCTGCTGAATGAGCTGGCGGCTCATCTCGGTTTTGCCGCCGACGTGCTTCGGGGTCAGGGTGACTTGATCGAAGCTCATCTCGGCTTCCGGCACGGCCTGGCCTTCAGTAACCCAGCCGGTTTCGAGGCCGCTGCCGAACTTCGGAATCGCGACGTTGCCACGCAGGCCGGTCATCACGCGCACGCCCATCTGGCGAGCCAGCAGAGCCTCACGCAGCGGGCCGATGTAGTCCTGAGCGCGATGGTCGGCACCGACCAGTTCAGGCGCGGTCGCGGTGGTGTTGGCGCGCTTCTCGAGACTGGCGAAGGGTACGAAGGCGCCCTCGGCTTTGCGGCCACTGCGGCGTTCAGCTTCGCGGGCATATTCGGCCTCTGCACCGTCCAGGCTGCGGCCTTCCATCTGAGCGCGAATCACGCGGGTGACGCTCACGGAGTCAGCCAAACGGTCGAAGTCGGCAGAGGGTGCGCCAGATACCGGAGTGCCAGCGGCGCGGCGTTCTACTTCGCCCAGGTATTCGGCACGCTCAACCTGAGCGGACAGGGCGCGTTCTTCGGTCTTGAGGGTGTCGAACTGCTTGGTTTCGTCGGCAGACAGATCGCGGCCTTCAGCGGCTGCGGCATCTACCAGGGTTTTCATGGCGGCGACCTTGGCGGAGCGCTGCTCGCGTAGGGCGGAAATCTTCATTGGTGTCGTACCTGTAAAGTTAGATGACATGCACGCATACTGTACGCATATACAGTATTCAGCGCAACTAATCGTTGACAGGTAGGTTGCGCACGTTGTAGCAGGCATAAAAAACCCCGCTCGGTAGCGGGGTTGAGGTCATTGCACGGTTGCGTCAGGCCATCGTTCCTTGGCCTTTCTCAGTGCTTCGGTATGGGTCACCGGCTCGCAGATCATCGTAAACGGCGGATGCCCGTCAACAATAATGGTCCAGTGACCGCGGCGTGATTCGCCGTCATTCGCTGCGACCTCTGCCAGCAACTCCAGGCGATGAAGCTTGATGTATTGGCGAACGCCGGGCGTCAGCTTGCTCGATGGCGAGACGATCAGACGGTTGCCCTTCACCTTGGCGCTGAAGCCGTGATCGCGGAGATAGTCGATAGCGGCCATTAGAAAGCCTCCGCGTCGTCATCATCGAAGTCGGGCGAATCGCTGAAGGTGCTCACGTTTTGCTGAAGATGCTCATAGTTTTCTGTGAGCACCTTCTGGCGATCTTGAGCACCTTCAGCGGGAAGGCTCCAAACCCACTGCTGTTTCCCGCCCCCGAAAGCCCCGCCCTCCTTCTTCGCAACCGCACCAATCGTTTTCTGAGCGCGGCGAACCGTTGCCCAGGTAAGCCCGTTTCCGTCAGCGTCTTTTTTGATCTGGTTCGTCGGAACCGGGCCAGCGGCAAGAAGATCGCGCAGGAAGTCGCAGGCATCGTCCAGCTCTGTACGGCGCTCGTCCTGATTCTGCGACTCAACGTCCGCAAGGATCTCGCGCGCGGTCCCTTCGATCTTTCCTCCCCATAGCACGCGAGTAGTCGTGATGCCCTCCCCGACCGTGCATTCCTCGATGGTGTAAGAGCATCCGCCGTCGTCTACCGCGATGTTCGACTTTGCACGCGCCAGCACACGAAGCTCGGAGTCTTCTTGCTTCGCGGCCACCAGCACCGTACGCGCCAGCGCTCCAAAAGCCTGCGACCCCAGCACTCGCTCGGCCGGGTTCTTGTCCGCCGATCCTTTCGAGAAGTGGGTGATGCCCAGCACCGCGCAGTCATGTTGCTCAGCAAGGTCGACCAGGCCTTGCAAAGCCCGTCGCACGTCGTTGGCGCGGTGCATATCACCAGAGACGGCGGACACGATGGGGTCAATCATAATCAGCCCCACGTCACCGATTCGTTCCATTTCAGCGGCCAGCAGGTCGATATCCTTGGCCGGGTCGAATGGCTGGGTTTCCCCTAGTCCGTTGACGCGGCCTTGCAGGATGTACACCTTTCGAAGATCGGCACCGGACGCCATCAGGCGCGGCACAATCGTGTCGGACGCGTCATCCTCGCTCGACCAGATAACAACGCTGCGCCGCTCACGGCAGGGTTCGCCATCTGGCCAGCGCCCCCCGCTCGTGATGGTTGCAGCGAGGCCAATCGTCAGCGTGGTTTTGCCAGTTCCTCCAGCACCAGCAAGGATGGTCAGCTTGCCCAGCGCCAGCCAACCTGGCCAGGCCCAGTGAATTGCGGTTGGTGTGATGCTGGTCGCCTGAATGGCATTCGCCCGCCAGGCGTCCTTGGCGGCAGCTTCCGCCCATTCCTTCTTCAGAATCTCGATTGCTGCGGCCATTACGCGACCCCCAGCCGGCGCTTGGCCAGCTCCAGCCGCTCTTGGTCCTCGGCGGACAGTTGCTTGCCTAGGCGCATCTGCTCAACCGCAACTGTGATAACCATTGCCTCGAATTGGCGCGCTGCTCGGCTTGGCTGCGATGACCGCGGCTTGTCGCCGGCGAACAAGTCGCGCAGATCCAGCCCGACCGCTCCGGTGATCTCCGCGGCGCTACAGCCAGCCCAGCACTTCAGCAGCACCGTGCCGTTGTCAGCTTCCTTGATGCTTAGGCTGGGGTTCTTGTCGTCGTGAGCCGGGCAGCAGGCAAGCCACTTGGCTGCACCATTCGGCTTTACCTTGTCGAGGCGTGACAGGATGTTGTCGATTGGACTCATGCCGCCTCCCCCGTGTGCTCAGAGGTGCGGCGCGCCAGGAACTCGGCAAGATCGCTAAGCCGGTAGCGGACGAGCCGGCCGACTTTCATATATGGGAGGTTATAGCGCCCGGTCGAGCGCCAGACGGACAAGGTAGAAGCCTTGATGCCCAAGGCAGCGGCGGCTTGCTTGTCGTCTACTTGAACAGGCGGGTTCTTCGGATCGTAGCCAAGGGCGGCAGCGATATCGGCCTTGATGGCCTCAATGGTGGTGTGCATTGGTGTTGCCTCGTCGGGTCAGAAGTGACGAGGCAATGGTCGAAAAAGCGAAGCGCTTTCGGTCCTATTGGGATTAAGCAGACCCCCAATAGGATGCACTGGGGTCGCACTATACGCCTGCTGTCGCAGCTGTTTTCAGGAATTTCACAACTGTCTCAGGGCTTGCAGGAAGCTCTAAGCCATGTACCGCAGCTGCTGCTCGTAACGCTTCGTCCGCTTTGTACGGCGCCGCCAAATTGAGTTTTGCCATGGCTGCCAAAACCGCAATTATTTGAGATGCGCTCTTCCTTTCGCTGGGATGGAGCGGCTTTTCTTTCGGTGTTTCGACTCCGTTGAGCTTGTTTGCAAGCGCTTGGATGTCTTCAGGCTTGAATACGGGTAGCCGTGAGCGACCGAGATAGAAGGTTCGATCGAATTGAAAATCTGGAACTGTATCTTGGAAGCCCCAAACACCATAGGCGTCGCATTTGACAGTGATCGTGCTATCGAATGAAACAGGTGCGCCTAGGAACTGGTCGCTAACCAGTTGAATCTGGCTGATAACCTTGGCGTCGCCCATTAGCTCGATGCTCACGCCATGCTCTTCATCCGTGATTTTGTCGCCTAGGCATCTCACATAAACGGCGCAATGCCCGGCATTGCAAAGCGCGCCAAGCTCGGTAGGCGTGATTTGCGTCGCGGTTAACTCGCGCAGCCACTCGACGGCCTGCTCAGCACTGAGCCATTTCATCAGCCTATAAACCTTGTCCATCTCATGCCCTCCGGCATTCACTCATAAGGATGGCCAGCCAGGCGGTTGAGTGATCCGCTTTTCGCCCCGTCGGGCTAGGCTGGCCAAACTCAATTAAGAGCGTGCCTCGCTCATTTCTACAGCGGCTTGACCGGCAACAATGATTCGCGCCAGTGCGGTATCTGCCACCTCTTGCAGTGCCTTCAAATCTCCCTGGAACTGCTCAATCTGGTCAACCCAAGCCTCAAAGGCCTCTTCGTCCAGCTCGGATATAGCCTTGGCCAGCTCATCCTTGGATCGAGTCAAAGTCATAAGCGCCAGGCGGCGACCTGCCCCATGTGACTCTTTAAGTCTGGCCTCGGACTCGGCGAGCTGCTCCATCGTCATAACGGCTTCAAAATTGATAGCTTGATCGGTCATTTCTCATTTCTCCGTCGTGGTGCTGCCCATCGCAGCGGTAATTTTTTCGAGTGCCTCGCGCACCGGATCGGTCGCTAAGTGGGCATAGCGCGCCGTGGTCACTGTCGTGGTATGCCCTAGCAGCTTTCCGACCATTGGCAGGCTCACGCCCTGCCCGACCAGCCAGCTCGCCGTGGTATGTCGCAAGTCGTGAATGCGAATGTCCGGCACCTCAGACGATCCCACTTCAGCGGCGAACGCTTTCCGCACCTCTTTCCAGCTCGCATAGATATTGGTGACGTGGCCGGCGCTGCTGCTGGATGGGAAAACCCACTCGGCACTCACTCCGACGCGGCGCTTTAGGATTGCCACGGCAGGCGGCGGCAACGGTATCGAATGCACACGCTTGTTCTTGTGGTGCGCGCTGCCGATGGTCCAGACATTCGCCTTCAGGTCCAATTGATCCCAGCGCATCGCCTTCACGTTGCCGGATCGGGCACCAGTGAACAGGCACAGGCGGAAGATATCGGCCGCGTCCTCGTTGTTGATCGAGTCAATCGCCTTGAACAGGGCCGGCATCTGATCAGGCTTGACCCACTGTTCCCGCGGGGCTTCCCGGTTGTCGGTGATCGTGGTCCAGGGGTTGCGAGTGTTCAGACCGTGATGCTTGATCGCGTGGTTCCAGATCGCCCTGGCCAATCGCTTGAGGTGGTTCGCTTCGACTGGTCCGCTGTTGACGGTCACGTCGCGGAAAATCTTTCCGACGAGTGTTGCTGTCACCTCGCTGACACGGCGGCTCGCCCTGTCCTTTAGGTGGCGCTCATACAAGCGCAGGTCTTTCTTCCAGCTCCGCTTGATTGGCTTTTTCGGGTTCGGGCCCACGGAGCGCTCGGTTTCCCATAGCGTCCAAAGGTCTTTGACGGTCAGTTCGTCTTTCTTAGCGGTGGCGGCTGCTCGGACACTCTCGCCAGCGTTGAGCATCTGTAGTTTCTGGCGTGCGGCTGCTCGTGCCTGCTCGACGGTCAGATCATCGGGAAAGGTGCCCAAGCGTAGAAACTCGGTGTTGCCTTTGCGCCCCATGCCCGCCACGCGACGAATCACATAGAAGGTCTTGCTGCCGGCCGGGGTGACACAAAGGGCCAGCCCTTGGGTTTTGGTGTCTCGATACCAAGCCCGCTTGCTGGTCGGCGCGATGCTGGCCAATGCTGTCTTGGTGAACTGAAACGAAGTGTCCGCCGCTGCCAT